GATCAAACATATCTTGGCTTGCATAAGTGTGATTAGTACAAACTAATCCAAGATTCAATGTACCAAACATGTTTACACAGTTACGCACAAGTGCTGTAAGTGCTTTAGGTTTACGACCCATATCACCCTTCATCTCACCTGCTTCAAACTGATTAACGTCTGTTGGAGTTAACATCATACCCAGTGAATCCAGAACGAACAATACCTTTGGACGGTCTTCTTCTGGTAATGTGCGATATTCTTTAACAAAGTCGCTGATAACCTTAGCCACATCATCGATCATAGCCATATTAAGTTTTAGTAATTTGTCTTCTGTGGTATCAACGCCAAGTGCGTGCAACCATGCTTCGTCAAGTGCGTTTTCTGTATCAATTAAGATTACATAAATGCCTTGTTCCTGTGCATGTCTAACAATGTTACCACTACAGATAAAACTTTTACCTGCGCCTGATTCTCCTGCAAATACAGTTACTTTACCCATCGGGATACCTCTTTCAAAGTTGCCGGATAGTAAGTAGTTTAATGTGTAATTGCCTGTGCTGATCCAATCAGTTGGATCGTTAAATCCAATACCTAAGCCTTCAATGCTTTTGGTAATACTCTTTCTAAATTTACTAATATCGAATGGTTTTGCCATAATGTTCTCCTGGATATATTATATTAAAGTCTTTAATTGCAAATTATAAGTCAATTGGAATTTTTAAATTCTTTCTGGTACTAAATTCAGTTAAAAAGTGCTTCATTTGATTATACAACGTATTATTAAATTTAGCAACTTTTATTGCACCAATAATTGAATCTATTCCTATTACTTCCCATTTATTTTGGATAGCTAATAAATTCTCAATTGCTTCAGATTTATATTGATCTTTAAGTGTGCTAAATGTAAAAATTTTTGGATCACGACAGTAATTCATTTCCCAACGCAGTGCTGGGCGTATTACTTTAATCTCGTTATAAAATTCTGCCATATTATTTAAATCTTGTATAGTTATCGATGACATCAATGATTGAATAGTAATAACTACATTGTCAGGTGCACGAGCAACCAGATATTTAATATTGTTTGCTATACTGCTGTAGTCCATTCCGTATCGGGTAAATTCAGCTAACTTTTCTGTACTATCTAAACTAACACCAATATAAATTGTTTCGTATTTGCTTGATAATGATAGCAATTGATCAATCGAAGCAGTAGGACAAGACAAATTGGTATTCAACAAAAGTTTCCTACTAGGGATACTTCCTGCCAATTTAAAAAATCCTTTGTGGCGCAACGGTTCACCACCTAATACAGCAAGGATTTCGATTTTGTTATAATCAATGAGCCATTTAATAATACCATCTAGATCACTAGGCTTTTTATCATCGAGACTGTAAAAGTCTTTGTCAGAAAAGATTTTATACGGTTTAGTTTTGACGTCACTTTCCCATTGGCTACTAAACTTAGGGTTACAGTACACACATTGAAAATTACACTCATTTCCTAGACTGATTTCTACGTATTTGGCCTTAGGATTGGTATTAACATACTCATCCATTGATCCTGTAAATTTAGTCAGATATTCGTGTCTTCTGCTAGTGAAGCCTTGGTTCTCTAAATTCCAGCAGTAATCACAACTTGGATCTTGTATTCCGTTGATTAAATTATTTTTTTGTTCATCTAATATTGTAGGAATTTGATCTTTGTTATAAAACTTCACAGGAGAGCTTTTACAGCATGAATAAACATAGCTGTATCCAGGATTTACAAATAACTCATCCCATTTAGCAGGGCAAAATGTTTTATGCAAATGAGTATACCTCAGGAAAAATTAATTCACTGTTTAATCCTCTACGTTGATCTAATATTTTAAGATCTCGGATACTGCCAGCTAATTGTTTATTAAATGGTGTTTTCATATATGAATGTAAATTTTTTAGGCTATCTTCTAGTAAGTACCCTGGCTTGGTGTTGATCATAGTTTGCAATTTAGTCTGCAGATCATTAACGACATGCTCAGGCAAATGTCTTATGTTTAGATACTCTGGATTTGATAATGCTCCAATGATAAAACTATTATTATGAAACCCGCAGTTTTGTAGATATTCAATACAGTTAAACAAACTAGAGTAGTTTAATAAAAAATACAGCATATTAAAACTTACTTTATGATTTAGTTTGCGAACGATATCTAAATTATCTGTAAAATCGTTCCACTTAGCACCGTAGCGTATGTATTCAAATTGCTCTTCAACTGTTTCAATACTTATAATCCAATGAACATTAGGAAACTCGCACACTGCTTCAAATACTTTGGTATCAACTTTGCTTAAATTTGTATTAACACGCAAATTTACATTAGGATTAGTTAATTTTAACAAGGCCAGCAATTCTAAGTTTTCCTTCATTAGCAATGGTTCACCACCGGCTAGATAAACATGTTTTAACTTTTCTACGTTGTCAAATACATAAGATTTTAACTCGGCCACACGCTCACTTGATGGCTGTACTATCTCTTCTTTGAGCTCAGTAGCCCATTTACTAGAATATTCTGGACTACAATACACGCAGGCAAAATTACAAACATTACTCCATCGCACATCTACTTGGTGCAATTCAAAATTATCTATCTTGTCGTATAGCTGTTTGTCTACTTCTTTTAATTCTTTAAGATAAAATACACGGTCACTGATGATATCAAAACTTTTTTTGTTAGTCTCTAAACTATAACAACCATTACATCCTTGCCCAGGTTTATGAGCTAACATATTCTCTTTGGTCTGAATATCTGCCTGCAATATATCTGCTAACGAGTTGTTATTAAGATTGCCTATAGCACGTTGACTACGAATACAATTCATAACGTCACCGTTAGAATTGTACATAAAACCTGTCCAGGGTATAGGACAAAATGATTTGTTAGTTAAATATTCTTTATTATCCACTCGTATACCTCTTGAGCATAGTTATCCACGTCTTGGTATAACGGGGGTTCTTGCCCTGGTTGTGTAGCTATATTACCAGGTCTGATCATTATCTGTCTGGGCCAAATATTGCGTTCTGTTAATAGCTCGTCTGCTATTTCTAATGCTTTCTTTTGTACCAAATATTCATCCCATTCTTGCTTAGGTGGCAGATTAAAATCAGTCATTTGCGTACTAATATTTACAATCGTTTTAGTTTGTCCTTGCCAACGACGCCATACTTCAAATAATAACTCTGTTTGTGCAAAGCCAACCTGGGCATTGTTTACAAACATGTCACACGGTTCAATCATACTAGCTACCTTGGGCAAGCTACGGATATTATAACCATTACGTCGACTTAGTGCTACTACTTCGTGTCCGTTAGTTTCAAATATGGTTGCTAGTGATAACCCGATGCCTGCGGTACCACCGGTGATTGCTATCTTCATGTTAGTAAATGTATTGGATCGTTTAAAAAAGTAAAACTAGCCACTATCCTTGGTAATTTTGTTGCTGTTAGTTTAATAACGCTATGTGGAATCCTAGAATGAAACGCAATAGGTTTAGCCAGGTCGTGTATTTCTGACAACACTCGTAATGTATTAGCATCTAAACTAGAAACATCTTCTTGCTCGCTACCAAATTGATTATGGGTTTTAGGTAGCTTTGCTATTTCTTCAGTACTAACATCATACCAACGATTAACCCATCCCTGTGTATTACTAATAGGAATATTAATTTTAGCCACCATTGGTAATGCATCTAGATGCAAAGGTAAATCATCATATAGAACTGTTACTGCAGCATTTTTAACATGTAGCCTATGCCTAAGGAAAAATTTAGCTAATTTAGGGCTACTAATTATTAATTTTTTAGTTTCAACAAATTGCCAATTTTTGTAGTCATCAGACCCTAGTTCTGTTTGATCTGAGAGGAAATTATAAATATCATTTTGTATAATATTTAAATCGTCGCATTCTAATTCTGCGTAGGGTTTCATTCTATACCTCTTAATCGTTTTTGCTCTTGTATGTATGCCAATGATGCTGGGGTATTTTTATTTTCAACAGCCAATTCAATTGGCAATTTCAGATAAGCATAGCTATGATCTATATTATGCTGTTTGGCAAACTCTATAATATTTGGTAGGTCATCTACGTTTAACACGCTAACAGTAGTCCATAAATTTAATTGGATTGGCATTGCTTTGTATGTCATTAGATTCTCATAAAACTTATCCCATTTTATTGGCCAACGCACAAAGTCATGTACCGGCCCAATTCCATCTAAACTAACTGTCACAGTAACACGAACCCCACGATTAGTTAACAGTATTAACTCTTCTAATACTGTACTACAGTTTGTATTAAGTCTGATTGACTTGATATTTTTGGGTAAGTTTGCCAGTATATGTTTATAATTTTTACTGGCACTAGGTTCACCACCGTTGATATCTAAATGTACAATTCTATCCATTGGTAAATCCCAAAATTTATTCGAATTGTCTACTATAGGATATGTTTTACTTTTCAATCCGCCAATTAATGTACTAAGATTTTCATTACAAGTCAAGCAAGCACTGTTACACACATTGTCTAGTACTCCACCAATAGTTAGGTAATCTTCTTGTTTTTGTATCTTATCAAATTCAATGGCGTTTAGTCTGATGCTAGATTGATTTAACTGTTCTGTTTGTTTACATCTTTCACACCATTTTGGCCAGAGACCTTTGTGCATGGATAATTTTACATTTCGTAACCAAAGACTTTCGTCCATTTCTTCAAGTGTGTTAAACTCCGGTGCATCAACCATGTGTCCGCAACGGCTAACTGTGCCGTTAGGATTAAAGCGAACAAAATGTTCTAGTCTAGGGCAATGCATGATAATTTTTGATAGGCTACAGGATCTTGAATTTTTAAATAGGATAAAATTTCTGCAATCGTAACTTCTTTTCCTACTAGTTCTAATAATTTATAATCTAATCGTTGATACATTTCATTATGTATATTATTTTTTAATCTATTAATAACCTCTTCTGATAACATATTTGTTTCATCGGTTTTAATTAAGAACGGTGTAAATTTACCCAATGCCGACATATCATGTAATTGTAATCTGGACAAAGTATTTGTATATTTAGATAAATTAATAATCCAACTTAGTTGCGGTGCATAGTGTCTGTTTAAAAATAAATATTTTTCTGCAAAATAGATTATAGTATCAACATCTAATTGTGGGTTAGCTTGTTTAGTAATATAAACATAGGTATTAAATCCAGAAAGAAATCTACTCATCGGATCTCTGAGTACTACATCAATTATTGGAAGTTTTTTAATTTGCTCATTGACCAAAGTTTTATAGCCTCGATGTCTGGCGTAGTCAATCAAACTTGAGCTGCCATTTTTAAAAATGGGATAGATGTACCGTTGTGAAGCTTCTATTTCTATAACTTCACAACGGTTTGGATAGATTATATCATCTAATCTACTCAACATCTAGATTGTACTACTTAGCTAGTCTTTTGACGATTGCGGATCATCGCAAGGATGTCTTCAGCTCTGGCTGTTCCACCTGCTGGAGGTGTTGCAACTGGTGCTGTAGGAGCCGCTGGTGCAGCCTCTGCAACCACTGGAGCGACAACAGCTGGAGCCGATTCAAATTCTTCATCTGCCACTGCTGATGTTGCTGTTGCTGTTTGTACTACAGGTGTAGCTGATTCAGCCGAGACGATTGTTACGCCTCTTGGTTTGTAATAGTTACCCCAACGTTCTGCGTCATATGCTTGACCATCTACACTTGCTTCAAACATTTCTTTCATGACTTTCAATTCAACTTCGCTTGGTTTCTTAGGTAAGAAATCTTTCAAGTTGTATAAGCCATGAGTTTCAATTGCCGCAGCTTCTTCTGCTGTTAGAGCAGATTCTTTGCGTGACCATTTACTAGTGCTATAGTCAGCATAACCACCTTTTGATGTTTTAGTAACTGTAAAGTCTAAACCACCTTGGTAGTCTGTTGGTAAGTTTTCTAACTCTGGGTCAAGTAATGCTGATTTGATCAAGTTAAAAATCTGTGGACTAATAATAAATCTACGAATTGGATTTTCTGGTGTCTTATCGTCTGTGATAGGATTCTCACGCACAAACCCTTGG